AGAGCTTGAGCTTGGTGCGCCCTCAGTCTCCTACTCAAAAGCAGTGGAGCCGATGGCCCAGCAGGGAGTCTTTGAGGACGCCACCGGCTCTATTTGCGCGTGCGGGCACAGTTGGACGACCGATCATGCCGACTCGGGTTGTCTGATGGGATGCTCGCACGATCTGTGTTCGTCTTCACCGGGGCTGCGCCATGAGTGACGAGGTCAAGCAGGGCAACGAGGTGATGACGGACGAAGAGAAGACCAAGGCGAACTCGCGCGAGCATTTGTGGCGTGCGGCCTTGTGGGCGGGATTCGCGCATCAGGAGATGGTGGTGTCGGATCTTCAGGCGATGCGCCGGCCTTGGTTCAACGAGCTTGCGCCGCTGACGACCGAGGAGCGGGTCTTCATCGTCGGGCAGCTTTGCAAGGCGTGGTTTCCTGAGATGACGGACGAGCGGGAGCGGCAGGCGTTTCGTCTGCTCGGGCGACTGTATGGCGTGAAGAAGAACCGCATGGTTCGCAGGATGGAGAGGCGCTATGCCCATTGAATTCCGAGACTTCACGGTTGGTGGCGAGCGCAGCGGCGTGCCGGAAAAGCTGCCGGATAACAAGGAGCGTCGTTGGTGGATGCTCAAGGGGCAGGACGCGGCTGATGTCATCAGCGGCACGCTGAACCTGATTCGCGACGCGCAGTCGTTTCGAGCAACGCAGTGGATCGTGAGCGCGCGTTTGTACGGCAACCTTGCGCCGACGACGTTGGCGGGCGTGTCGTTCAGCAAGATCGCGGCGCAGCAGCCGGCGCTGCGTGATCGCATCAGCTACAACCTGGTGCAGTCGGTGGTGGACACGGTGGTGTCGCGGGTGACGCGCAATCGTCCGCGCCCGTTCTATTTGACCAGCGATGGCGACTACAAGAAGCAGCGCGAGGCCAAGCGGCTGAACTCGTTTCTGGATGGCGTGTTCTACGAGAACAACACGCAGGACATCGGCAAGATCGTGTTCCGCGACGCTGCGGTGTGGGGCGACGGGTTCATCCACGTTTTTGCCAAGGGCGACCGCGTCTGCCACGAGCGCGTGATGTCGAGCGAGATCTTTGTGGACGACGTTGAGTCGCTCTACGGACAGCCCCGGCAGATGCATCGGGTCAAGCAGGTAGACCGTCAGGTGCTGTTCGACATGTTCCCCGAGGACGCGGACAAGATCGCGGGCGCGAAGCCTTCTCGCACGGAGGAGGCGGGCCGCAGCATCGTTGCAGACATGATCACGGTGCGCGAGTCGTGGCACCTTGCAAGCGGGCCTGGCGCGGATGACGGAAAGCACTGCATCACGATTGACGGCGCGGTGCTGGGTGAGATGGAACCGTGGCCTTACAGCTTCTTCCCGTTCGCTCGCGTGCAGTGGTCGCCGCGCTTGTATGGCTACTGGGGTCAAGGCCTCGCCGAGCAGCTTCAGAACATCCAGCTGGAGATCAACAAGCTGCTGTGGGTGATCCAGCGGTCGATGCACCTGATGGGTTCGTTCAAGGTGTTCATCGAGAACGGCAGCAAGATCGTGAAAGAGCATCTGAACAACGACGTTGGCAGCATCATCAACTACACCGGCACGCCGCCGATGTACGTGACGCCGCCCATCGTTGCGCCCGAGGTGTACGCGCACCTCCAGACGCTGATCAACAAGGGGTACGAGCAGGCGGGCGTGTCGCAGCTTGCGGCCTCGTCGCTGAAGCCCGAGGGATTGAACTCCGGTCGCGCCATTCGCGAGTACAACGACATCCAGACGGATCGTCTTGCGGTGCCGGCGAAGTCGTATGAGCAGATGTTCATGGACGTTGGCCGCCTGTCGATTGAGGTGGTCAAGATGATCGCCGCGAAGGAAGGCGGCTACGAGGTGCGGGTTCCCGGCAAGAAGGGGCTTGCCAGCGTCGAGTGGAAGGACATCAAGCTGGACGACGAAGACTATGTGATGCAGTGCTATCCGGTGTCTTCGCTGCCAACCGATCCTGCTGGGCGTCTGGCGACGATTCAGGAGTACGCGCAGGCTGGCTTCCTCTCGCCGCGCCAGGCTCGTCGTCTGCTGGACTTCCCCGACCTTGATCAGGTCGAGAGCCTCGCGAACGCTGAGGAGGACTACCTCACGATGGTGTTCGACAAGATCGTGGACGACGGTGATTACACCTCGCCCGATCCGCTGGACGACCTCCAGTTGTCAAAGCAGTTGTGCCTTGAGTACTACGCCAAGGGGAAGGCGAACAACCTCCGCGAGGACCGGCTGGAGATGCTGCGCCGATACCTTGAGCAGATCAGTGAGATTGAACAGGCGATGATGCCGCCCGCGCCGCCGATGCCGCTTCCGATGCCTGGAGCGACGGGCGCGCCGCTGGCACCGCCGATGCCGATGGCCGCAAGTGAGCTTGTACCGAATGTCCCGGTACAGTAACCAAGGAGTGACGCATGGGAGTTGAAGGAGTGATGACGAACATGACCACCGGCACCGTGGGTGGTCCGATGCCCGAGCCGCCCGCGCCTACCGCGCAGGAGGTGCTTGGGAAGCCCGCAGAGGCCGCGCCTGCGCCCGAGGTAGCCAAGGAGGCTGAGAAGCCCGCGCCGCCCAAGGCAGACCGCTTTGCGGTGCTGGCGCGCAAGGAGCAGGATCTTCTTCGCCGACAGCAGGCCGTTAAGCAGCAGCAGCAGTTGCTTGCGGCGCAGGCTGAGGAGATCAGGGCATTTCAGGAGGCGAAGCGCCAGGCTGCGCTGAACCCGCTGGACGCGCTTAAGCAGCTCGGCCTCAGCTACGAGCAGATCACCGAATTCGTGCTGAACGACAACAAGCCCACGCCAAATGCGGAGGTGCAGTCGGTTCGGCAGGAGCTTGAGGAGTTCAAGCGGCAGGCTCGCGAGGAGCAGGCGCGAGTGCTGGAGCAGCAGCGCGCAATGCAGGCTCAGGAGCAGCAGCAGATTATTGAGCAGTTCCGCGAAGAGGTGTCGGAGTACGTTTCGCAGCAGGCGGAAACGTATGAGTTGACAAATCTTTACGGTGGTGCAAACCTTGTTTCTGATGTGATCGAGGAGCATTTCAAGCAGTCTGGGAAGTTGCTGACGATTCCAGAGGCCGCGAAGCTCGTCGAGGAGCATTACGAAGACCTGGCCCGTAAGGCCCAGCAGACGAAGAAGTTTGCGGTGACGCAGAAGGTGGCCTCGACGCAGGGACAGACGGCAGCACCGGCACCGAAGCTCGGGCCTACGCTGTCGAACGACCTGAGTGCAAGTGCGGTTTCGGCGGTTCCGAAGTCACAGCGCAGCGACGCTGATCGGATCGCAGCAGCACTGGCCCGTCTTGAGGGTAGGTAACCACCGACCGGACGGCGGTAACGCAAGACGAATCCCTGATGCACGACTGAAAACAACCCTCCGCTGGTAGCGTCACGGACGCTCGACGCGGATTTACGGGCGCGCATGATGCGTAGCCCGTCGTAGGTACACTATGGCTTGGCCTGGCGCTGGTACTCCTCCCACCCCCGCTCTTAACCAGACGGGTGGCCCCTCGTTCTCGTTTGACCTTGGCGCTGCGAACGCGGCCCTCAAGGAGCTTTACGACGACCAGAAGATCGCGAATCTGGTCTACAAGAACAATCCGTTCCTCGCGATGGTTCCGAAGATGGAGGAGTTCGGCGGTAAGTACATGCCGATCCCCCTGATTGTGAACACCTCGCAGGGTCGCAGCGCGACGTTCTCGACCGCGCAGTCGCAGCAGACCGCCGCGACGGTGGAGTCGTTCGCCCTGACCCGCGCGTCGAACTACAGCATCGCGCAGATCGACAACCAGACGATGCTCGCCAGCAAGACGGACAAGATGGCGTTCATCAACGGCGCGACCGTGGTGATTGACGGCGCGATCCGCGCTCTGACCAACTCGCTTGCGACGCAGCTCTTCCGCAGCGGCACGGGCACCATCGGTCAGGTTTCGGCCGCTGGTATCAACGCCACGACCGGCCTGATCACGCTGACGAACCCGTCGGACATTGTGAACTTTGAGGTCAACATGACCCTCAACGGTTCCAACACCGACGGTGGCGCGGTTTACGCTGCTCCCCTCTATGTGACCTCGGTTAACCGCACCGCTGGCACGATCACGGTCAGCACCTCGATGGGCGGCACCGGCTCCATCGTGGTTCCCTCGGGCTGGGGCGCTGGCTCGTACCTGCTTGTTGCTGGCGACCTGAACCTTGCGCTCAAGGGTCTGGCTGCGTGGCTCCCGACGACTGCTCCCGGCTCTGGCGACAGCTTCTTCGGCGTGAACCGCTCGGTTGACCCGACGCGCCTTGGCGGCGTGCGTTTCAACGGCACCTCGGAGAGCATTGAGGAGGCCGTGATCGACGCCTCGCTCCTCGTCGCCCGCGAAGGTGGCAACCCGGACGTCTGCATCATGAACTTCGCGTCGTATGCCGCGCTTGAGAAGTCGCTCGGCAGCAAGGCGCAGTACATCTCGTTCGACGGCCCGGCGAAGCTCTACTACCCCGGCATCCTGATCAACGGCGCGGCCGGTCAGATCAAGGTGTTCCCGGATCGCTCGTGCCCCGCGAAGACCGCGTACCTCCTCCAGATGGACACTTGGAAGCTGTACTCGCTCGGGCCGGCGCCCCACATCGCCAAGTACGCGGACGGGCTTGAGATGCTCCGCGTGTACAACAGCGACGCCGCTGAGCTTCGCGTGGTCAGCTACGCGAACCTCGGCTGCAACGCCCCCGGCTTCAATGCGGTCGTTCAGCTCGGCGCGTAACAACCAACCCGTATAGAGGGCAGGCTCGGCGCGTGCTGGGCCTGCCTTTTATACAAGGAGAAAATAATGGCTAACCGTAC